TCAACCAAAAAGTGAACCTTGGTAATTTGACACTATCATCCCAACCAATCCATTTGGCAATCATTCTGTTCTCAATGCCTTGTTTGGTTATAACTGCCAAATGAGATTCCCTAGGTCTAGCACACTCTTTCAGTGCTTCAATCACTATAGGGAAATCGTCAAGATTGAGCCTCTTGTACTTTTCCATATCCATGACAATCTTTAGGATTCGGTTTGAGTCCATTTCTGTTCTCCTTTATGAGTTGATGAAGATCAGAGTTGATATCATCAATACACCAATGATAACGTAGATAAGACAACCACCTTGATAGACAAGACGGCAAGGTGGTGGAACTGGTGGTTCTGGTGGTAATTTACGTTCTTCCATTTGATCCCTCAGTCTGAACTGTCAATTGTATGGAATGCACCACAGTTAACACACTTGTATTCGGTTATACAGCGTCCAACCTTCTGACCCTGATCCCATGTATGCAGCTTACGGTAATCAAGCGTTAAAGGGCATTCTCCTTCGTCATACGCCTTACTATTGTTCTGACCATAATCTTTAGGTTCCATGACTATCTCCAATTACAAAATGGGTTAGTTACTAGACTCACATTGGCATATCTGAAATCGTGACTTACTTCTTCACCTATCCAAGGTGGTAGCTCAATTTCCTGATCTGCGGAAGTCAACTCAACTTCAGCTATGAACAACCCTTAAATATCCAGATAGAAGTGGTAGGCAACGTAATGTATCTACGTTGCCTTAAAACTACTTCTTAGGAGACATAGGAACCAGAATAAGGTTCTCTTTAGCTCTGGTAACTGCAACGTAGCAGAGGTTGATTTCGGTTTCTTTTTCCCAATCCATTCTTGCCCATTTGGAAGGGCCAGATTGGAGCCAGTACACATTTGTGAATTCTCTTCCTTTTGACTTATGGATGGTGGAGAGAATTACACATTTAGCATCAACATTGTCAGAGAAAATTGCATCAATCTCATCACAGGTTCTAGCAACAGGATCACTGTTTTTGGGATCAAGTTTCTCAACCCTTGCAATGATAACTTTGAGGCAGTTAACCTTATCCTCAATTGCAACAGCCTGAGACTCCTTTTCTTTGATACGAAGTTTTGCTGTTTCCCTATCACGGTAGTCATTCAGACGATCAATAAGAACCGAAAAAGTTTTGGATTTGTACCTACGAAGAAGAGTTTTCATCGAAGAACCGATCTCTCTTCCTTCTACCTTGGCAGGAATACCATCAGCAATAAAGGTGTATACCATTTCAATCAACGGTGCATTGAAGCGGCAAAGAATAGCATCCCCAGGCTTGGCACTTTTGGTCACTTCACCAACCAGAGTAGTAACAGTTCCTTCAGGTGCAGATTCATGAGCAGTAATGTGAGAGACATATTTCTGAGCTTCTTTCACTACTGCTTTAGGGCAACGATAGGTAACGGTCAAAGGCAGTTCAATTGCGTTAACAGATTCTTTGATCTGATCCATAGAATCGGAATCACAACCAGTGAAACCGTAGATCATCTGTTTTCTATCACCAACTGCGATTAAACGTCCTCCCCTTTTCAGCATCAGAAGTGCCAATGCCCTGCGGCTTGCGTTGGTGTCCTGTGCTTCGTCAATCAAGACCCAATCATATTCGGTTGCTTTAACCTTGTGAACCAGAGGGCAATAAATCATATCGTCAAAGTCGATGATCTTGGTATCTTCTGCAACGGAAAGCCCAAGGATTTTCTTAGCAACGTCCACTACTTCTTCGTCACGGTTCAGGCAGTCGATATTGAAGTGGTTGATCAGGTTGTACCAGACCGAATCATCTGCTGCGGAGCATACTGCGCCAACTGCTGCTTGTTTTGCGTAGGATACGAGGTTGAGAACAGGAGTCTCAAGCTTGAAGTATTCAGGATCAGCATAGTTGTTGCGATAAATGGTACGGCATTTGTTAGCATCAATCTTGCAGTTACGTGCAATCTTTTTCCAAGCGTTCAACCCTGCTGCATGGAAGGTGGAAGCGTTTAACCCTTCCTTGTTACCTGCTCTGGTTTTGATTTCTTCTGCAATCAATTTGTTGTATGCGCCAAAGAAGATCGTACCTTCCATCAGCTTCAGTGCCTCAATCAGGGTAGTGGTCTTGCCCGATCCTGCAACTGCTTCAAGGACACAGCTTCCTTTGCCAGTGAGAATCCAGTTGAACAGTGCCTGTTGCTGCGGAGAAGGTTTGAAGGTCTTTTTGGAAAGCATGATAAACTCCTTTGTTGGTTGATTTGCTCAATTCGTAAATCAAATATACCGCACCCTGATTTAATTGTCAATTTAATTTAGAAAGATTTTAAATTATTCATATAACTCTCCAATGATTTTCAAACAATCAGAAATACCTTCGTCATACCCTTCCTGATATTCTGACACAGGGATACCTTCGGTGTGGTATATTACCAACTCATTCTCAATTCTGGATTTGATATCCAGAAGTTTACGTTCAAGTTCCCTAAGATATTGGCAAGCTTCCTGATGGGAAGTGAGGTCTATAATATTGTTCTTATCAAGGATAGATCGTTCCATTTTAAATCTCCTTTAGAGAGGTAAGAGTTCTTCAACCAGATCACCACCATCATGACGAAATGCTTTACCATTCACATCATAGGTGTTGCCACTGTTGTCATAGAACAAGCGTCCACAGAATGCAGTATCATTGATCTGCACAATGATACAAGTGTTGCCGTTCTCTTTTCTGTATATACTTCCAACTTTCAGTTCCATGACTTGCCTCCGTTAGCGTAAGAAGATATAGAGAACCGCAGCAGCAAGAATCAGGTAGCGATACTTGACTCTGGTTTCCTGAATGATGTTGCAGAGGTTACGTTTGCTGTTGGACTTGATGTACTCACTGATAACGGATTGAACTGACATGGTGATCTCCTCTGTAATTAAATTCCACACAATCTTGCTATGTTCAGCAACTCAGAATCTGTTTTGAAAGCGAGGGAGAGAAAAGTATCACCATAGTCAAAAGCCTTTTTCTCAGTTGCTGCCATGAAACGAAGAGTTGACAATATGTTTCCAATCAATTCTCCTTTTGCTGTGATGGTCATTTTCTGCTTTGCCATGTCAAATGGTGGTCACTACGGATTTGAAGATACCATGAACTTTCATTTCATGTCAATATAAAAAAGAAGGGATACCAAAATAAATGGTATCCCTCTTAAAACTTCCTATGATTTCAGTTAGATATCATACACATGATCTTTTATATAAATACTAGTAAGCGAGTAATCTGGATGCGACCAACATACCAGAAACAGTCAGGAAACTGCTGTCCTCGCTACATCACTATTTAGTGTCAGGATACTATCAAATGTATCATATCGTTTATCTTACTACAAATCTAATCAACAATAAAATCTATGTAGGTGTAAGATCACATCAGAATCCAGATAAAGATTCTTATCTTGGTTCTGGTATTAAACTAGCACTTGCAATCAAGAAATATGGTAGAACTAACTTCAAAAGAGAAGTTCTACATTACTGTCTTGAAGCTTCTCATGCGTATGAACTTGAATCTAAAATTGTAGATAAATGGTTTATAAATCGTAAAGATACTTACAACTGTTGTGTTGGTGGTAAAGGTGGTTCATTTTTAGATTTAAAAGGTAAGTCTTGGGATGAACTATATGGTAAAGACAAATCATTAAAAATGAAAGAACATATTTCAAAATATAGAACTGGAAGACCAAATGGTAGAACTCTTGAAACCTCAAAAAGAATTGGGAGGATCGTATCAGAAAAGTTATCTGGTAAAACATATGAAGAGATACATGGAATTGAAAAAGCTAAAGAGTTAAGAAGAAAGAAAGTTGAACAGGGTTTAAATAATAATCCATTCAAGGGCAAACAACATACAGATGAATTTAAAAATGCATCTTCAGATAGAATGAAAGCTAAAGTTGGATATTTTAAAAATAAAAGGTTAGTTCTTATAGAAGTACATACACCAGATAATACATCCTTTACATTTTTATACGGTCTATATAAACTGTCTGAGTATATAAACATTCCAAAATCTGGAATTAGAAAATGTATAAACAATGTAAAGGATGATTATAAAGGGTTTAGATTTTATGTAATATCAAACTTAATATCTTTGAATTCCCAACCAACTTCTATATAATATTGTTTTCTCTCTTTAAAATGATTCATAGAGTGATTGATAAATTTTATTTTGTTAACTCTATCTTGAAAAGAGCAATCGTCCACTAAATCAAAAAGTTTTGCATGTGTTTTACCTTTATTCAAACGAAGTACTCTACCTATTGATTGTAGAACTTTAGTCTTACTTTTATATGAACTTGCCAATATAAGATTATGTAAGTTTTTTATTGATATTCCAGTTGACATCAAACTATAAGTAGCTAACATAACAATATCGTTACGTTCTTCCATCAGCTTTCTGGCTTTCTCTCTGTCCTCTACTGAGATATCACCATCTATATAGATGATTGTCTTCCCTTTAAGTTCTTTTTCAAACAACTCTCTGATCCCATATCCATGACCTTCCTTCTTGGTAAATAGTACTAGACAGTTCTCTTCTAGACTTTGAACCATCTTGAGCATGAATCGGTTCCTACTTTCATGGTTGTGGATCATATCGTTCTGTGTGTTGTAATCCACTCCTTCAGTATAAACTTTCTTTTTGAAATCTTTACTGTAGTTTAGGATCACGTTGTAAATTTTCAAAGGTGTTATGTGACCTTCTTCTTGTAGTTTCTTGTATGTGGTGAAAGTTTGGATTGGGCCGAAGCTACCAACGATTGAATACCAATCAGCTACTGATGCTTCAGGATAAGTTCCTGAGAATCCAAATCTGTACTGCCCATTGATACATACTTTACTAAGGTCAGAAATGGATTTAGCTTTAGCATTGTGTGCTTCGTCAACTAGGATACAATCGAATCCTTCATATGGATTTTCTTTCTTAACTTTTGTAGAGATAAGAGATTGCCAGCAAGCTATGGTAACTGGTGCATTGAAATACTTCTTCTGATCACCATAGACTCTGTGACAGAACTTTTCAGCATTCCAACCATAGGAAATGAAGTCACCAAACATCTGTTCAACCAATTGGGTAGCAGGACAAATAATAACGGTCTTTAGCTTCATGTAGACCATAAAGCGTATCACTACATAGATGATCAAAGACTTGCCACTAGAGGTGGCAGCATGGACGTTCAGGTTCTTTTTACAGACGCATTGGTAAGCAGCTTCAAGCTGGTAATCCCTGAGTGGAAATGGAATCCCAAGAGAATATACGAATTTTACAAAATCTTCTCGTTTGATTTCGTTGAATCTTTCGTAGGTGCAATGAATTGTATAGTTGCCTTTCTTGGCAAAATCGTACAACTTCTCTACTAACCCTATAGGGAGTTCGTTGGTAGCAATTGAAAAGAAACGAATCTTACCATCCCATAGACGATTCTTGTACATGGGAGAGAATTTGTAGTTAAGGGCGAAAGATGAAAAAAATTGACTTAGCTCCCCTGCAATGATATGATTACATTCCACTACAACCGTAGCATGGGTTTTCCTGTGTATTATTATGTCTTTAGGTCTTTCCATAGTTCTTTCCGTTTATAACTTCGTTTTATTTTGAATTAAATTTGACAGAAGTGGAATTGTCGTGTTATAATGAAAAAGCCTCTCTGGAGCAGGGTAGATATATTCCTCTCCAGAGAAGTTGAAGCACTTGAAGTCTATTAGAGTCCAGTAGCATCCATTACTATTTATAGGAGTTTAAGAAGTGAAAAATGAAAACAGTCCGTTAATACGTGCAGCTTCCCAGAAGGTCTTTGAAGAGTTGCTAAATATGTCCAGAGAAGAACTACAAACACTTCTTGACTCCACACCTGAAGGAGCAGTAGGTAGGGCTATTCGTGAAGGTAATGAATGGTGTGAAGAAGAAAGGAGAAAAAATGAATGACCTGTACAACGATATTATCAAGATAGGAGCAAAAGGAGAAGAAATGGCAGAAGTAAAAACACAACTTGAAGAAGTACTTGAAAAGTTCAAAGCACTAAAAGAAGAATCAAAAGTTGATACTGCTTTTGATAAAACAACTATAGATGCTACTGGCTTTAACATCACTATGAACAAAACCAAGTGGATTACAAAGAAGTGTGAATGGGATTATGTCTATAGGCAATTTGAACTGAAGAGAAAGAAATCATATGTCAAACTACATGACTTCTATGAGTTTGAATCAAACAACAAGCTATCAACCAAGGCAGACTACGATCTATTCATAGAAAGTAATGATCAGTATGTAGATATCAACAACATATGCCTAACTATCAAATCATTGATCATCTTCATAGATGGAACCATTGACAATTTGAAAACAAAAGGCTTTGAAGTCAAAGCCTTCATAGAGTGGCAGCAGTTCAAAAATGGACGTTAGTAGATATCTCCCAACCTTCAGTATTATAAGATAATGGATTTTTTAGGTGTATTCTTTAGCAAAATTTTACCTTTGTCTATATTTTTATATATTACAGAAAACACTAAATTATGTTCACTACAAAATGTTCTAAGATTTCCATATATTTTGTAGTGAACATCTTCAGGACTTACTATATAAAACATTTTAGAGTTTGGATTAGTATTATTTTGCCTCCAATCTTTTAGAGTTTGAATTTGTATGTCTATACGATCTTCTGTCAAAATGTTAGTTTTAAGTTCATACAATCTCTCTTCTGATAATTTTTTACCATATAGATGATGATTTTTACCATTATAATTTAAGTTTTTATGAGATTGACTCATTTTTAATTTAACTTCATCTGTTGTTATATGTGTCTTGCCTCTGTTCTTATCACTTATAATTTGTTTAGTTATATCAGAATGTTTAAATCCCTTTGTACCACCTTTACCACCACATATAATGTTATATGTATCCTTACGATTTATAAACCATTGATCTACAATTTGTTCTTCAAGTTCATATGCATTTGATTCTTCTAAACAATAATGAAGGATTTGTCTTTTAAAATTTAATTCCCCATATTTATCTAATGCTCTTCTGATAAGTTTTCCAGAACCTAGATAACCATCTTCTAGTTTGAAGGTTGAGTGAACACCTACATAGATTTTATTGTTGATAAGATTTGTAGTGAGATAAACGATATGATACATTTGACTGCCTCCTGAAGACACTAAATAGATGTAGCAAGGACAGCAGTTTCCTGACTGTTTCCACTTGACTGCGAATCAGTGGATTACTTGCTCAATAGTATTTATGATTATATTATAGTAACCCTAAAGTTACTCATGGTTTTCATAACATTACTCATTTGAGATTTATTCACATTATTGATTCCTAATGACTTTATTGAAATTTTTCCTTTGGAGTTGACCATGAACAAGCTTTTGTAATGAACAGAGTAGACTTTCTTTGACACTGGATCAATGAAGTCTGATTTTGGTCTTCCACCTATTCCAGGTTTTGTCATACATCTTTCCAGCTTCTCCATTCTCTTGATAAGATCATTCACACCGTTATCTTTCAGAAAGTTTTCATATGCAATAACAGGTGATAGTACTGCATTGAAAATATCCCCTCCAAACAATTCCTTCATAGCATCATCCTTGATTTTCAGAACATCTTTAAGAACAATGTTCATCAATCCTGGGCCAAGTAGCATATGACTAGCTTTGTTGATCTTATGTTTGGCATCCTGAAACAGATTAAACAGGTCTTCAGGTACAGAACCCATATAGTCAGTACAGGCTAATGCAAGCAACTCACCGACAGCACCAACACTCACATCCATGTTCTTATTGAACGGACTAGGAATGATAGCTTTCTTAACAACGTTTAACGCATTCATTCCTTTGGTTATGTTACTATAAGCAGTATTATCTAATGAGGTTGCGGCACCAGTTAGAGCATCCTTAAAGATAGAATTAGGAAGAAGTAATGCATCCAGAACAGCAACATATCCTTTGTACTCAGCATATGAGACAGCAAAGAGAATGTTAACGTCTTTCGGATTCTTTGGTAGTAGATCAATCTTAGTTTTAAAATTCTTTACTGTATCATTCATCTGTTATCCTAGTTTGATTGAAGGTGCAGAGAGTCTAACCATAATAGCTGACATGAGTGTAAGAACACCACCTGATGTGATATTTATACTTCCTGTGCTTTGAATGTTAGTAGTACCAGTAGAAGTTATATTTACATTTCCCATTACTGTTATAGTTAGTGCGCCTTGTACTGTTTCCTTATGATCACCAGAGATTGTTTCTTTTAGATCACCAGAAGTTTTCTCAGTCTTATCTCCACCCACACTTTCAGTATAGTCAGATGCAATCTTTCCTGCGTATGAACCTTTGAAATCGTTTGATACATCACCACCTACTACAGACTTCTGCTCACCATCTATATTTGAATTGTAGTCTCCTGCAATGTTTCTCTCTACATTCTTTCTTATCTGAATCTTTGAGTCACCTGATACAATCTCAATCTTGTCTTTGGTAGTGGTAATGTTCCAGTTACCATCAGTTATTTCCTGTTTGTCACCAGTAGTCTTTGTATGAAAGTCTCCGTTGTCCAACATAGCATTGTATGTACCAGTAGGATGAAGATTTATTTGTCTTACATTCCCAGGAGTTTCATCATTGATTACTATAAATCCAGCTTTGTTTTCTTTTACTTGAATCTTTCCATACTGAGCTTTATCATCAGTAGGTTTTGGTTCAGCTACTTTCTTACTATTGGCAGTAGGAATGAGTGAAGATACAAATCCTAGAAGTTTAGCCAATGGATTAGAAGCAAAAGATTTAGTTAGTTGTGTATCAACTTTTAGTTGTGGTGTTATGATCTTATCAGAAGGAGTTCCAGCTAAAGCAGAACTGTCTTCTTTGAATCCACCATCATCAGTATTCTTGTTTACCTGAATATATTTTGAAGTTGATGATTGTCCTTCTTTCCTATCATAGTACTTTGTATCTGGCATTTGATATCCTTATTACTTAATTGTGCGACACCACCCCAACCAAACACAATGGGAAGGATTGTTTTGAAGAAAAGTAACATAGATGAAATCATCTACATCAGGAATCTCACCTGAGTTACTCTTTGATGGACATAAATGGCTTGCCCAAATGGAATTTTTCTTGTCTTCATTCTCAAGATCATGAACACCGATCACCCTAACTCTAACACGTTCAAGTGCTTTAGGATCAGCAGCATCAATAACCTTTGCTATAAAAATTCCATCCAATACTACTTCTGATGAAAGTGTTAACTCATGACCTAACATTCAATTCCTCTTTACTTTAGTGTTAACAAATCTCTATCAAACTCTTTGTAACCATCAGATACTAGAGTAATGTACTGGTCATAGTCTCCAAACAAAGAGAAGCTATGTTTGATTTCTCTAATCAGATACATACCTTTTAGTTGTTTGTTGCCAGTTTTATCTCCTGCATTCACACCTACAGAAGGATATGACAACTGAGCTAACCAACCTACTCTTCTTTTTGTCTCACCTAATGTCTCAATGTTGATCTTCAATGCATCTGTCATTAACATAGCATATTTAGTACTCTCCAAACCTTCGATTAGATCAGTCAATTTTGTTTCATCAGAAGCAATAGAGTCTGCTGTTTCAGGAAAGATAGAAGTGAACTTATGAGTTATATATTTCTTATCATTATACTTTGTTGATATAGGAAATTTTGCACCTAATCTAGTCTGCTTATCCTCTTTCATTGAGTTCTTTGTAGCTACAATCTTATTGGTATCAAAGTTGAAAGCATAGTATCTGGTGTTTGGAATACCAGTGTTAACCATTCTGATTGTATCATAAGAGCATTCAATTGACATACTCTTAACTCTACCACTGTAACGCATGTTGCTTGAGTTAACTTCAAATCCATTAGGAGTATCATACTTACCTAATGTTCCCTTGAGCATGTAGTCTAGAGTAGTGACATTTACCTTTCCAGTTTTCAAATCAGTCCAGCAAAGATATCCACCAACTTTGTTTTCGTTGATAGCGTATCCAAGTAGGTGTTTGATTGTGTGGTAGGGAGTCCATAAAGGGCTTACAAAGTTCTCTAGCTTGGACTTGGTAGGTTCTATGTACCCTATGGTAGCACCGCACTCTACAAGCAAATCTTGGACGATTTCAGATATGAGTTTCTTTTCGTATGGCTTTGATACAAGTCTGGTTAGACCGTCTATCAACCAAGGTGAACAGAATCCTAGTTTCAGGTAATCGTAGGTGTTCAATGCTAGTTGTTTAGAACCTTCGTTGGTGAAGATTTTGAATTTTAGATTTAGTTCGTTACCTTCATCACCATCAACACCAATAGTGATAACAATATCATCATCAGCAAAGATGTTACCAACTTCTTGTAGAGCTTGGTAATCTTTTATGTCTATGAATCCAGTAATCCCAGGTTGAGTTATTGACTCAAAGATTTCAATACCAGTTATGAAAGATGTTTCAATCTCATAACCTTTGATAGTTACTTTTCTTAGTTTGACTACTTCAACTGTTTTATTGTTTTCCATAGTTATCCTATGATCACTTGACGATACTTCCAGATGATATCTTTTAGAGTATCACTCTTTGGAATGATAATATCTCTCTTAGATTCATTTCTACTAGATACGAAGTTTAGGTAAGTATTGTATGAGTACTTTCTTTCTGTGTTGAACAAGTTTGTAGCTATCTGAATCACTTCAGGTTGTGACAAAGGCCAATCCCTGAATGGATTTTGAATGTCATTGAACAGAGCAATGATCCACCAGTACTCAGGAGAACCATAGATGTTATATGATACAGTCTCAATGAACTCATCATCTTTGATCTTGTAGTCAAGGATTAGATCAATGTTCTTCTTATAGTCAAATACTATCTCATACTTGGTAAACAAGTTCTTGATAGTAGTAACAACTGGTTGTTTGTTATTGAAAGTGTATGAGCCAGTAGTAGGGATTGATTTAAGGTATGAAGTTAAATCAATCTCTATATCTGTGAACTGATCAAAGTAAGAAAAATCTGCCATGTGATAACCTTATTGTAAGAAGAATTTTTGAATACCTTGAAATCCTACTGATAGTTTGATCTGTGTAGGATTCTTGTCTTTGTATACTGATGCACCTTCGTTACCAGATACATATGATACACTACAATGTGTCAGTGCCATGTTTTCATACTTACTATCTTTGTAAGCTAATCCATTGATACCAACAAACTGTATGTCCCATATAGCAGGGAACTTTAGAAGTACGTTCTTGGTATCTCCATCAACTTTTGGTGCTTGTAGTTTCTTGAAGGTTTGGATGATAGAAACTATTGAGTCACCTTCTTCTTTGTCGAATGGAATCATATTGAAGTTCAAAGTGAAACCCAAAGGAGATATCTGTTGGAATACAGCAACATCAGTAGGGAAAGGTAGTCTACCAGTAGTTGCTTTGGCTGTTGACATAACCTTTGCACCTTCTGCTGTGCCTTGTATACCACTAGCTACGTTAGCTGCTGCCCATGCTCCTGCATTACCAATTGATCTATATGTTTCTTCAAGACCCCAAGAAGCATCTGCTGATTCTGTGAAATCGCCAGGCATGTAGAGTGCAATCACATCACCTGTTGCAGTCTTAGGAAGAATTTTACTAAGAATAGCTGTATCAGGTGATGGGAAAGCATAGGAGAAAGCTTGGAAATGAACCCAAGGCATATCATTATCAAATTTTGTTGGAAAAGTTAAAGCACCCATATCATTTTAATAAGATTTTGCTAGTCTAGTAGCATAACTTATATTGTCTCCTGTGA